CGAAGGCGCGGGTGATGCGGGCGCGGTAGTTGCGGTCCCGGCGCTCGCTGTGGTGGCCGATCAGGATGGGCTGACCCATCGGGATGACCTCGGCCATCTTCACGGCCCGGTCGTGCAGGCTATTGGCAGCCGCCTGCAACTGGCCGGCCCGGCTCAGCAACCGCTGGCGCCGGGCTTCCTGCTTGGCTTCGTATTCGTTCATCATGGTCTCCTAGTGAACGGTACCGGAGTCTGGCGCCGGCGTTGGCTCTGGCTTCTTCCAGGTGGCGCGCTCGACTGCCGAGTAGCCCCCGTTGCCGCCCTCCGTTGCCGTGCCGGGCATGCCGACCGTACCGGCGCCATAGCCGTCGTCACCGGCGAATGCCACGCGCGCCGCCGTGGGGCTTGGCTGGGCGACCATCGTGCTGCGCTTGGTCAGCGCCGCCGTGATCAACACGCCGGCCGCATCGTGGCGGCGCCAGTCGGTCACGCCCTTGGGCATCACCATATGCAGATTGCCGGCGCGCCAGGCGGCCAGGGTCACCGGCTGGGAGAACTCGCCCCACTTCGCCAGCACTGCGGCGATGGCGCGCTCGATCATGGCGTCGCTGTAGCTGCGGTGGGCGAACACGAAGTCCGCCGAGAACCGCACCAGGGCGCCGTCCAGGGTGGCGTAGCGGGTGCCCTTGTAGTCGATCATCCCGTCGAAGTAGCTGCCCTGGAAGCGCTTGACCACCGCGTCGACCTGGGCCGAGTTCGGGCCGTCCGTCCAGGACACGTCGATGCTGGCCCCCATGCTGTAGCTGCGGCTCCGCACGCTGAACTTCACGCCCGGGAAAGCTTCCTTGACGGAAGCGCGGACCAGTTTGGCCGTGTCGGCAACGCTGATGTAGGTCTTTTCCATCCTGTGCTCCCTTGGCTTTCTGGTCCGGTTCTTCGATGGGTTTAGATTAGCGTAAATCTAAAAGGGTGTCAAGCTTTATCGGGTGGCTTGGGCGGCTTTCGCCGCCTCTCGCTTGTCCAGCCATGCGAACCGAGCCGCGCAGCGCGTGCAAGTGACCGCCTTGCGGTCGTTGGTGGTCTGGCCGCTCCAGCGGTCGGCCATCAGGCCAGCGCAGACCTTGCCGCCGCGGTGCGGGTCGGCCAAGTGGATGATGACGACCTTCGCCGCGACCTTGACCTCAACCGGCGCCGCAGGCACCCAGTCCGCGATCCGCTTCTCCAGGTCTTTGATCTCGCTGGCCGTCCAGCGGGCCAGCCGGCTATGCTCGTAGTAGTCGTCCGTCAGCTTGCGCTCGGCAGAGTCCTTGGGCCATGCCCGATACGGCGGCAGCGCCAGGAACGCCGGCTCCAGTTCCGCCACCTTGGCAACGTGCCGCTCGTTCATCTGGCGCACCACCACCAGCCACTTCTCGGCGATCTTCAATCCCTCCGGCGTGCCGAAGTGCGCCTTGTAGGCGCCGTAGCAGCTTGGGGTCTGCCAGCCGTGGCCGGGCCGCTGGTAGCCGTGGTGGACCAGCAGACTGCCCTTGACGGCGTAAACGCCGAAGCAGGCGGCGCAGGTGGCGCGGTGCTGTATTTTGTCGGTCATGCTGGATTCCTAAAAGCTGCTTTGCAGGCAGCGCAATGGCAGGCGACAACGCGGTCCCGCAGGTGATTCATGGCGCCACGCGCGCTTGATTCGTCGAAGCTGTGTGCATTTGTGGAGAGCGACGCCCATCCCGGCATTAGATCGACCAGGTAATTGCCGTCGTCGATTTCGACCTCACGAACTTTGGTGCTCTGACGCAGCGTTTCCAGGATGCTGCGCCGGCGCGGCTTTCTGGGCAGGAAGTTCACGCGCCCACCATCCAGTCGTCCATCCAGCGCCGCTTGCCCATCGGGCCGGCCCAGGCTGCCGCGACCAGGGGGGAGACCGCCACCAGCACCGCCAGGAACATCGTCATTTCGTTGACCTCCTAAAACCACATGCTTATATTAGCGTAAATCTAAGTAGTAGACCACTACCGTTCGTCGCCTCGATTTGACGGCCTCCTGCCGGCTCGGGTAAAAAGACCGTGCCCGTTTTTGCAGCCGGGCAAGCCTACGAGGGCTGACGTTGCGAAAGCCGCTTCCGTTTCCGCGCGGCCTAGCAGATGTAAGGGTGGCGACCGCACCGCCCGGAGCCGCGGCCTTCCCCCTGGAGGCCGTGGCTCCGTCATGAACCTGAGCGCCGGCCGGTGCGCTCCCGATGGGTGGAAAAGGCGCAATGATCTGCGCCAACTGGTAGCCGGGGCGGTCCAAGGGATCGTACCCGGCTTTATTCTTTTGCAGGGGCCGTCGTGACGGCATCCTCCAGGCATGGCCCGCCGTCCACGCGACACAGCCCGTTCCCTGGCCTACCGGCCCGATGCGCCCCGGGGCGAGGCCCTGCATGCGCAGCAGGAACTACAGCAGGAGTTCGCCCCCAAGACCCGCGGCAGCCTGCTGCCGTCGCCCGACGTGGAGCGCATGATCAAGGCCCTGGTCGCCTACCAGGACGACATCGACATGCGCAAGGCCTCGGGGGCGGGCGCCATCGTCATCCCCTTCCCGGGCATGAACGACCAGCGCACCGGCGGCCCGCACTCGGTCACCCTGGACGAGTTCCAGGTGTCGGTGATGGGCGACTACTACGAAAAGCCCGGCACCATGCAATTCGACGCCATGCGCCAGGTGGTCGAGCAGACCCCGGTGCTGGGCGCGGCGATCATGACTCGCGTGCGCCAGGTGGAGCGCTTCTGCGCCCCCGAAGAGGCGGACAACTCGCCGGGCTTCGCCATCCGCCATGCCGATCCCACCCACAAGCTGGACGGCGAGGACAAGAGCACGATCCAGGCATTCACCAGCTTCTTCAAGAACTGCGGCTGGGAGGACAACGCCCGCAAGCGCATCCGCATGAAGCGCGACAGCTTCAAGCAGTTCATGTCGAAGCGCATCCGCGACTCCCTGTCGCTCGACTCGGCCCCCATCGAGACCGAGATGAAGCGCGACCGCCGCCGCGGCATCGACGGCTTCTACGCCATCGACGGCACCACCATCCGCCTGTGCTCGGAGCGCGGCTACCAGGGCGACGACGAGATTTTCGCGCTCCAGGTGATCAACGGCCGCATCCGCACCCTGTACACCCATGATGATCTGGTCTACCAGCCGCGTAACCCGCGCGCCGACGTGCGCTATGGCGGTTACGGCCTCAGCGAGGTCGAATTGCTGGTGCGCATCGTCACCGGCTGGCTGAACGCCCTGACCCTGAACATCAAGGGCTTTACCGACAACGCCATCCCCAGAGGCCTGCTCAACCTCACCGGCGACTTTGCCCAGGAGGATCTGGACGCCTTCCGCCGCTATTGGCAGGGCATGGTGCGCGGCATCAACAACGCCTGGGCGTTGCCCATGCTGGTCTCGAAGAACGCGGACGACAAGGCCACCTACCAGCCCATCGAGAGCGGCTTCAACGAGATGTACTTCTCGAAGTGGATGACCTTCCTGACCTCGGTGATTTGCGCGCTCTATTGCATGTCGCCGGAAGAGATCAACTTCGAGAGCTTCACCAACGGCAAATCCACCCTGAGCGGCGACGACACCGAGGAAAAGCTGGCGAAGTCGACCGACAAGGGGTTCCGGCCGCTGATGGCCCACGAAGAGCAACTGTTCTCGGACTTCATCCTGTCCGAGTTCGGCGACAAGTACGTGTTCCGCTGGACCGGCCTGGAGGAAGAGGACGGCGAAAAGAAGCACGAACTGCGCAAGCTGCTGCTGACCATCGACGAGTTGCGGGCGGAGGAAAACTACCCGCCGCACCCGGATCCCAAGATCGGTGCGGCGCCGGCGAATCCCAGCCTGCTGACCATCTACCAGGAAAGCCTCAATCCACAGCCCGGGGCGAGCGACGAAGGCGGCAACGGCCAGGGCGATCTGGACTTTGGGGACGGTGGTGGTGAGGACGGCGGCGCCGGGGGAGGTAAAGGACCGCCCGGCGCCGCCGCGCCTGCCAAACCCAGGGAGCCGGCCGGAGCCGGCGGCTTCTCCAAGGCCATCCTGCCGGCCTCGCGCGTGGGCTGGTAATGCCCAAGTTCAAAGAGGGCGTCCACACCCACGGCGGTCTGCCCATCGCCATCATCCACGGCATGGACGTGCCTTACCTGGCCGGGGTCTCCGAGGATGGCAACACGCTCTACGTCGACGGTTCGGTGCCATGTGAGGACACCATTGAGGGCGTGCTGCTCAACCTGATCTTGCGCCTGGCTTCCCACGAGTACGGCGAATGGCTCAAGATGATCCACGAGGGTATGGCCTACCTGCCGGCGCACGTCCGCGGCGGCGACCGCCTGGAGAACGAGGACGTGAGCCGCTTCGGGGTCTCCCCCCGGGCTTACAACGACTACCTCACCCCTTTGATCGCCTCCTGCCTGGCGCGCTTCAAGGCCGGGGATATGAAGAACATCCCGGTGGACCTCTTCCGGGGCCCCTATGCCTACTGCAAGCAGGAGCACCTGCTGCCGCCGGCGCCGCCGATCCTCAAGGCGGTGCGCATGGGCTCCAACGGCATCGAGGCCGGCGACGAGGTGTACTTCAAGGGCCGCGACGGCGGCATGCACGCCGGCGAGGTCACCCACTGCGGCCGCGACGGCTTCATTTGCCACGCGGACGACGAGACCCACCGGGTGCTCCACGAGAACTACGTGGGCCACCGGCGCCGCAAGGCGCGCCAGGCCTCGGTCATCGACCACGGCGAGGACGGTCTGCTCGCCGAGCTTGAGGACGGCAAGCACCTGTTCATCCGCCACGGCGACCTGGAGAAAGCCCAGGGCGCGGGCCGCACCCTGCTGCTGCTCAAGGGTGGGCCGATCAAGAACAAGCCGGGCCTGGTCCTGCGGGACACCGCAGGCAAGGATGGCAAGCGCACCCGCCGCTGGATGCTGGCCACCGGCAAGCCGGTGAAGGCCGCCAAGGAGTCCGCCGCCGCGGAAGAGCCCGGCCTGCCGGGGCCGCTCGCCCAAGCCAAGGTCGGCGAGCGCGTGCGCGCCGGCGACGTGCGCGGCCGCATCGTGGCGCGCGGGCGCGATGGGGTGCAGGTCGAGGGCCCGGACGGCAAGATCCACAAGCTGCCGAACAACGCCCAGGGTGCCCGCATCTGGAAACCCGAGGCGCACGGCGGCGGCAAGGTCGAGCCGGCGGAGATCGCCAAGTTCCCCGCCCTGGTCGGGCGCAAATCAGGCCGCAAGCACCAGCGCGGGGTCAAGGACGAGGACAGCGCCTATGCCCAGGCCGAGACGGCGCGCGAGCAGTTCGAGCACCTGCTGACCATGCCGGACGGGCTGGCCCAGCGCTTGGGCGCCAAAATATTCAAGTCCGACGCGGCCGGCGCCAAAGACTACCTGGAAGAGCACCCCGACAAGGCGGCTCTGCTAATTGCCTCGCCTAAAGGTCGCGTCAGGGCGCGCGAAAAGGCTGAAAAGAAGGGCTGGCATTCGGTAGCTGACCTGCTGCGCGCGTCCATTGTGGTCTCCAAGCTGGAGCAGGTGCCCAAGGCATTGCAGGCAATACGCGATAGTGGACTAAAAATCGCGGAGCTTAGAAACCGTTTCCATGCGCCGCTTGCCAGCGGGTACCGGGACATCCTCATGCGTATGGAACTACCGAACGGCCATCTGGCCGAGCTACAGGTCCACGTCGCGCCCATGTTCCTGGCCAAGGAAGCCTACGGCGGCCACGACCACTATGAGCGCACCCGCGGGCTCGATGAGGGCAAGGTCGACAAGGGCATTAAGCTCACCGACGATGAGGCCAAAACCCTGAAACACCACGATCAGGCCATGGCCGACCTTTATGGGCGCGCTTGGAAAATCGCCTCCGGTAGCGTATAGTTACCGAAGGAGGGTTTTACCATGTACCAGGATGACAAAAACACCTACTACGATTGGAACGGCGGCCCTATCGCCGTGCCGCACGACGGTAGTCCGCCGCGCATCTGGCTCGACGGCGCCTGGCAGACCCAGCGCGGCAAGGTGCGTTCGGCGACGTGGTTCCTGATGCCCGGCGGCGACGCCACGCCCTACGAGGACGAGGCGGAGTTCAAGCGGGCCCTGCTCGATGCCGACAAACCGGAGCCCGAGCCGGAAGCTGAGGCAAAGCAGGAGCAGGCATAATGTCGCGCCTGGACCAGGCGCTCGCCTTCGCCAAAGAGCGCCACGCCGGGCAGTTCCGCGCTGATGGCGTGACGCCGTACTTCGAGCATCCGAATGCGGTGGTGGAGATTCTGAAACGCGCCGGCATCCCCGACGAAGATGTGCTCTGTGCCGGTGCTTTGCATGACGTGGTGGAGGATAAGCGCGCCAAATCGCCGGAGATCAGGCAAGCCTTCGGCGAACGGGTGGCAACTTTGGTGTTTGAACTGACAAACGCCTCTTCGGCGCATGGGCTGTTGCAGAACCGGCAGGATGTACTGGTCGACCGCTTTGTAAGGATGACCGACAGCGCCAAGCTGGTCAAAATGGCCGATCGGATCTGCAACTGCGTGGACGCCACCCTGTCGCCGCCGCCCACCTGGTCGGCAGCCAAGTGCCGCGAATACTTCATCGCCGGCCTACGAATGTCAGAATACGGCCGGGCCGTCCACGAACCGCTCGCCATCATGCTCTATGAGGTCGCCCTGAAAGGGTTGGATGCGGTGGGCTGGCGCGCGGGGGCCTGATGCTTCGCCTGGACGACCCCGGCCTCTCCGACTGCTGCGCCGACCACGCGCTGGAGTTCCTGTACAAGGCCCAGGTCGACCCGCCGGACAGCCGCGCCATCTGGGCCCCGCACCCCGATCCCCTGATCCGCGATGAGATCGCGGACTTCTACAACGTCATCGCCGACCGCCTGCGCTCCATCATGGGCGAGCTTGAGGCCTTCGTGCTTGGTCGCACCGTCCTCAAGGCTTTCCGGCCGGACGAACGCGACGTGCTGGCCGCCGTGGCGCGCCTGCGCGGCCGCGACCCGCGGAGCTTCAACGTCGACGACTGGCTGGCGCTGATCGATTGGCTGATCCTCCGCTACCTCCCGCAGGACACGCTCCAGACGGAAGGGGAGTACATGGCGGTGCGCGCGGCCATCGCCGGGCGCATCAAGGCGCTGGAGCCCACCGCCGAGCCCGGCCACGGCTACGTGGCCATGCTGCCGCGCACGATCTCCCAGGCCACCATTGAGCTTGGCCTCCCGCCTTCCGAGGTCGCCACCCTGCGCATCGCCTCGGCGCGCGCCGGCGAGGCGATCACCAATCTTGGCGAGCAGACCCGCCACCAGATCAAGGGCGTCATCCTCCGGCACCTGGAGGCCCGCGCCGTCGGTGCGACCGGCGCGACCGCTCGCCGCCTGGACTCCCAGCTATTCCAGGAATTCGGGATCCTGAACAGGGACTGGCGCCGCGTGGCCGTCACCGAGGTCGGGAATATGGTGAACGAGGGCGTGATCGGTGCGCTGCCGGTGGGCGCGACGGTCAAGCGCCTGGAGCATTATGAGGGCGCCTGCCCGTTTTGCCGCGAAATCGACGGACTTGTCATGGTCGTAGTTTCGCCGTCCAAGCCGAACAAGGATGGCTGGAAGGAGGTCTGGGAGGGCAAGACGAACTATGGCCGCAGCGCGTCGCCCTACAAGCGCGAGGCCGGGCACCTGGTCAAGCGTCCGCCGGAAGAAATGTATTGGCCGGCCGCAGGTCTACAGCACCCGTCGTGCCGCGGCCATTGGTTCGTCATCAACTCCGGCGCCGAGCGCGATTCGCGCACCCGCGACTTCGTGGCCGAGCTTCTGCG